CCGCTGCGCCAGCGCCAGCTGGTCGTGGCCGACCGTGTTGTCGTACGTCGTGGCCACGCCGGTGAACGCCAGGCGGCCGTAGCCGTCGTCGGCGCACGTCTCGCAGTGGTTCTTGATGTCGGCCAGCAGGTTCGCGACGTTCGTCGGCGTGTGCGCGTCGTAGGAGCCGTCCACGAACAGCGGCACCAGGATCTGCGCCCGGTAGTCCGCCTCCAGCTTCTTGTACGCCGCCTGCAGCTGCGCCCGGAAGTCACCGGCCGACGGGTCGGTCGCCACACACAGCACGGAGGCCGCGCCGTTCTCCAGCGCGATCTTCGCCGCCAGCGTCAGCGGGGACGCCACCTGCGACGCGGTCGGGCTCGTCGGCGCCACCGACACCAGAGCCGCGCCGTACGTGGTCACGACCTGGTCGTAGTCCTCGAACTCCGTCGGCTCGTAGTACGTCGGGCCAGTGAAGGCGTAGGTGATGCGGACCTGGTCGCCGTCCTTCAGGCCGTTCGGGGACGGCTGCGTCAGGTCGTTGGAGTCCGCCGACAGGCGCTTGATCTGCGTGACCGCCGTCGCCGCGCCACCGGCTCCGGCCACGACCTGGAAGGTGTAGTCGACGTTGTACGTCATCACGGTCCCGGCCAGGTTCGTGACCACGGGCGCCGCGATGGCAGGCGGCCCCACTACGGCGGTCGTGTACACGCCGGTCTGGGACAGCGAAGTCAGGGAGCCGGAGTAGACGGTGACGAACTCGGAGGTCGTCTGGTAGCCGAGGGCCGGGCCGATCACCGTGACGGTCGTGGTCGACACGCCGCGCGGGGTGACCGTGGGAGTCGATTCGTCGCTGACGTAGACGCCGGGCGGCGTGTACGTCGCAGAGGAGATGTCGGGCATGCCACCCACCAGTCGCGTCGGTCAGCTGTCACCCGTTGGAGCTGCTGACCGACGCTGGGACAGCATCAGTGCCAGGAGTCGAACCCGTTGTCGCTCACGTCGTCCAGGGTGAGGTCCACGGTCGGCGTGACCACGATCTTCGAGAGCGGGATGATGACGCCGGTCTCGGGGTCCGGCGTGAAGTCGCCGATCAGGTCGATGGCAAGCGTCCGCTCGTAGACCACCTCGTCGGTTCCCCACGGCGTGCCCGGCTCCGCCGACTCGCCTGTCGACTCGATCTCGTCCGTCCGCACCGTCAGGTCGATCAGGTCATTGTTCGCCAGGTACTGCCGGAACCGGCCGCGCAGCGTGTCGAACCCGGACCAGGCGATCGTCGCCACCAGCTCGTCGTACACCCGGTCCCGCTCCACGCTGGACAGCGCCACGACGACGAACTCCCAGGAGCCCTCGAACCGGAAGCGGGTGTACGGCGCGACGCGGCCGCCGTCAGACTCGTCGATGTCCTCGACGTGGGAGACACCCGCCTGCTTGAGCGGGCCGGTGTCGCTGTAGCGCACCCAGATCTCGGGGAAGTCCGACTTCTCGATCGGGTACTCCAGCGAGCAGTGCAGCCCCCGGAACTCCTGCACCGGGTACTGGTTGTCGAAGGCCGCCTGCAGGGCCTCGATGGCGAGGGTCTTGACGCGGGTGATGTACATCAGCGGAACTCCTCGCCGTGCAGGCGGACGTAGTTCCTCCAGCCCTTGTCGGCGACGTACACGCGCTCGGCCAACACGCCGTTCTTCTGCGCCGCCAGGGTCATGGAGGTGTTCAAAAAACTTCGGGGCTTCAGGCCTGGATGGCGCCACCAGACGCCGATGTTTCCGGGGTGGATGGCGCCCGGCCGCTTCCCCGGCCGCGTCCAGGGCTGCTTGGCCTCACGCCAGGCGATACGGCCGGGAGCGCCCGGGTAGTGGGCCGGGGTGTCGGAGACCAGGACCTTCAGGCCCGTCTTCGGGTCCTTGCGGTAGACCTTCTTCCGCTCCCCGATCTTCGCCGCGCGCCGGAAGATCAGGACCTGGACCTTCCCGGACTCGGTGGTGCGCACCTTGGCCTTGGGGTTGTCGCGCCGCTCCTGGCCGGTCGGGTCGTCGATCCACATCGGGATGACCTTCCCGGCCAGCGAGCGCATGGTGAACGGCTTCGTGCCGTGGTCCTGGTACCAGACGACCTCGGTGGCCCAGGAGATCCCGAAGTAGCCTTTGCCGTACAGCGGCTGCAGGCCTCGCGCGGCCGCGCCGGACAGCTTCGGCATCCGGCGCCGGGCCTGCCGTACGGCCTCGCGGGCGGCGGCCTTGGCGCGCGCGGGAGAGAGCCCCTTCTCGATCATGATCATGCGGTCGGGATGGGTGACGAGGTGGACTTCTGGGACCTCGACAAGCACGTGCGCCTCCTCTGCTCACCCCTTGAGGGCAGCGGAGGAGGCGCGGACAGCGCTACGGTGCGACGCGGCCGTTGGCGTTGAAGGCGGCGTACGTGAGCGGCATCTTCTCGGCCCACCGGGCCTCCATCTGCTCGGCCACCATCTCGATCTCCCGCTGCGGGAACGAGGGAACCTTCGCCTGCGGGTGGGTTGTGCGCAGACCGAGGAAGTGCATCAGCGAGCGTGCGTTGCAGGTGACGTACATCGACGAGTAGATGTTGAGGGGGAGCGCCATCCTCGCGACCTCCTTCGCCACTCCGGCGTCCAGGAGTGTCCTGTACATCCAGTAGCACTCGTTGGAATTCTCCATGAGCAGGTCGCGGACTTCGGTCTTCTGCTCCTCCGTCCCCTCGACGAAGACGTACTTGCCGGGGCGGCCCTCCTGGACGAGCTTGCGGTCCTCGGCCGGGATGTAGAACACCGGCTGCAGCTCGCGGTACCGGCCGCTCTCCTCGTTGTAACTGAATCCGATCCTGTGGCGCATGAACTCGCGGAAGACAAAGATCGGGGCGCTGACGAAGAACGTCATCGAGTTGTGCTCGAACGGGCTGCCGTGCCGGTCGCGCATCAGGAAGTTGATCAGGCCCTTGGAGCGCTCGGGGTCCTTGTCCAGGTCGTCCAGAGAGTCCTCACCGGCGGTGGAGACGCGGGCGGCCCAGATGACGTCGGCGTCGTTGGCGCTGGACTTCACCAGGTCGACGGTGACGTCGGAGCGGTAGATGATCTCAGTGTCGGGCATGGCGGTACCCCTTGGTGTGGTGGTGTGGCGCGCTCAGTCTCGTTCGTACAGCGGAATCAGAGGAGCGCGAATTACTTCTATGTCGGCGAAACTGGGAGGAGTTGTGCCAGAACGGGACAGGATGGTGATCAGGTCGGTGGTGTTGGGCGGGATCGTGTAGGCCACGGAGTCCTCGTCCTCGACGGCCGCGCGCGCCATCGTGTACGCCGTGGCGTCCTTCCACTGGTACGGGGTGCCGTAGCCGGTACGCAGCGTGGTGCGCTGCGGCGCCCGGAGCTGCAGGCGCTCACCGGTGGCCCGCATGACGTAGTCGCCGGAGTGGATACGGAAATCCGAGGTGCTCTCCAGCATCACGCCGTCCGGCCCGTTGGGCTGGACCACGCCGCGCGCGGTGAAGGACTGACTGTCGTCGGAGTCGGTGAAGATGCACGGACGGACGATGAGGGCCCTGTAGCCGCCCTCGAAGCGCGTTCCGAAGCAGTCCGGGCACTTGTTCCGAGTCGGTTGTCCGTAGGCCTTGGAGATGCGGTCAGAGGCGCACGTGGTGCACAGGCCGACGAGCCCGGAGTCGTAGTCCTTCGCCGTCCACAGCAGGACGAACATGGCGTTCTCGCCGAGCATCCACAGCGCCTGGTCGTGGCGCTGGCGCTCCTGGTCGACGGCCCAATTCTGTTGGCCGCGTACGTACTTTCCTCGGGTGGTGCTCATCAGCTCGCCGGGACGGGCACGACCGTCTCTGCGGAGAACACGGCCGCGCGCGTGGTCGCCGGGATCATGCCGTAGTGCTCGGCGGACAGGATGACGACGTCGCCGCCCTGGTAGCGGCCGCCGTTGGGCAGCACGACGTCGACCAGGCCGGTCTTGAGGGTGACGCTGTACATGGGCTACTCCTGATCGGTGGAACGGCCTGGGCAGATGTGCAGGATGCGGAACTTCTCGGCTTCGTAGAGGTCGACCACGACCTGGCCGTGGCTGCAGACGCGGTGCGTGCACACGACTTGGTTGACCTCGACGTTGTCCAGGTCGAACTCTTTGGACGGTGCAGGACCTTCTTGGGCGCCACCAGACATGGCCCCTCCTTGCCGATCAGTAGAACCGTGTGAGCCAGCGAGGCCTCGCGGCCTCGGACAGCGGCAGCCGGGTCGGTCCCCACCGCCCGTACGCGCCGCCGGAGACGAGGACCCGGGCGGTCCCCAGCCCCATGTGAGCGATCTTGAAGGTGTCGAGCTGGGACTTCAGCACCTCCTGCTCGCCCTGCAGGACGGTGCCCCAGCGGTCCATGTAGTCCCGCCGGTCCAGGCGGGAGACGCCGGAGCCGCCCTGGACGTCCGGCTGCTCCACGTAGGAGCGCATCAGGTGCCGCAGGCACTCCACGTACAGCGCGGACTCCAGCAGGGAGCCCCACTGCTGCACCGGGAAGCTCGCGCCACCGTCACCGTCGAGGGTGTACGTCTGGTACGGCTGCGAGGCGGTGTTGAGGCGGCCGACGGCGATCTTGAGGAGCTGGGCCATACGGTTGCGGCCGAAGTTGGACTGGACGTACGTCTGCAGGTGCGGGCCTTCGGTGGCGTAGTCGAACAGGTCGCTGAACCGGTTCCATGTGGTCTCGATCACCGCCTTCATCGTGTCGGCCAGCCGGTCGTACTCCGGCGCGGCCTTGCCGACCTCCAGCCAGACCCGCCACTCCTCGTCGGAGCCCGCCACGGTGTACGTCCACACCAGGACATACGGGCCCGGCGTCTGGGTGTCCTTGGACGTCAGGTGCACGGTGTACTGTCCGGGGCCCGGGTGGTCGGCCAGGCGGGAGAACACCACGGTGCCGGTGCCGTCGTCGGCCAGGAGCGCCACGGTGACATCGCCGTCGGCGTCTCCAGGTGCGCCCTGGCGCATGACCTGCAGGCCGAAGTCCGCCGCCGCGTAGCGCGAGACGTAGGTCCGGTCGGTGTACTCGTCGGTCGCCATCAGGTGTCCTGGGAGTTCACGAGCATCGCGTAGCCACGGACCGAGGACAGCTGGACCGTCACCTTGGAGGTGGTGGCGGTCGGGGTGGTGAAGAAGTGGATGCCGAAGTTGTGCGATCCGACGCCGACCGAGCGCAGGCCGAGCGAGCCGACCATGTAGCTGCGCGACCAGCCGTTGCCGGAGGTGTTGGTCTGCGCGACACGGGAGAACGAGGAGGAGGTGCCGATCTGGCAGTCACCGCCGTCGACCTGGGGCCGGTTGTGGAAGTTCGCCGTGTAGATCGTCTGGACCGCGACCTCGGACTCCAGGACGACCAGCAGCGAGCCGGGCCGGTTCACCTGGAAGGTGGCCAGCTTGTAGTAGACGTGGGTGTTGTTGCCCATGGACACGGCGGGCTGGATGTACCCCGTCCACACCGGCGGGGCGCTGAGGATCTCGCGCCACGCGGTACCGCTCCACATCAGCTCGCGCCGGGTGTCGGTCTCGAAGATCCGCATGCCGGTCTGCGCACCGCCCCAGGCGGGCCGGGAGCCGGACGTGCAGATGTAGGCGCCGGGGTAGGCGTCCAGGCGCCCGTTGTTGTCGTTGAAGTCCTGGCGGAGGAAGGGATCGCTCTGGTCCCAGGTCTTCAACCCCAGTCGTGGTGTCGTACCGGACATCGCCGCCCTCTCCTCGTGTCGCCTTCGCCCCTTGGCGGTCCGAGGGCGGTCGCGAACAGCAAGAGGCCCCGTCCCGGAGTCGGGGGACGGGGCCTCTCAAGCCAGCTGGGGTCAGACCACGGTGTACGCATTCGATGCGGGTGAAGTGGTGCTCTGCAGCTGGCCGATCGCGGTGACGGTGAACGTCACGACGCTCGACACGGTCAGGCCGGGGACGTTGGCCGTCAGCACGCTGCCCGCCACGTGGACCTTCTGGCCCGAGGACGCGACGACGTCGTAGCCGCCCGAGGGCTGGCCGGAGGTCGGCGCGGTCCAAGTGACGGTCGCGGTACCGGCCGTCCCCTGCGCCGCCACGGTGGGCTTACCGGGCGCGGTCGGCGCCCCGTACGAGCCCGGCACGATGGTGCCGTCCTGGCGGTAGATGGGGTCGGCGGCGTTGTCGGCCGCCAGCGAAGAGGGACGGATCTCGTCCTCGTTGCTGGGAGCGACAGCGGCGGTCGAGAACGGCGAGTACGGGCCGTCGCCGTTCTTGTTCGAGGCCGCCACGCGGAACTTGTACGCCTGGCCGCCCTTGACGTTGTCGAACCGGACGGAGGTCTTGTCGGCGCCCGCGTAGACGTGGCCGCCGGTGTCCGACTCGATGACGTACTGGGTGACCTTGGCGTCCGCGCCCGGGTCGGCCACCGGCGTCCAGGAGACCGTGATGCAGCGGTCCCCGGCGACGGCCGTCGGCGGGGCCGGAGCGGCCGGGACAGTCGTGGTGCCCGCCGGGACGGCACCGAACGCCGCCGTCTCGGTCGTGCCGGACATCCAGAACAGCGGGTTGAGCGGCACGGTCAGCCCGTTGCCGACCGGCGAGTCCGTGTGCGTGGTGTCCACGTTGGTCGCGGCCGGAGGCTTCGGCTGGGCGTGAGGCGCCGGGTACCGGTCGACCACGCCCCCGTACAGGGTGTCCTTGGTGCCCGAGAGATTGGTCGAAGTCGGCTTCCACCCACGGGAGTCGACGACGCCCACACCGCTGGTGTCGGGCTGCGTGACCGGGCTGGGCGCAGCCCCCGGCAGCCCCTTGGTGCCGATCGACCCGTCGGTCTCGTAGGTGCCGGTCTGGTCAGTAGCGGCCATCGCAGCCCGCTCCTTTACTCGTCAGCAGGCTTGGACGCCTGCGCCTTCTTCGCCGGGGCACGCCTGGTGCGGTGGTGAGCCGCAGCCTTCTTCTCCTCGGCCTTGGGCTCCTCGGGCTCCTTCACCGGCTCCGAGGGGCTGTTTTCAGCCGCCTTCTGCTCCGGCTCGGGGGTGACCTCGACAGGCGCCTCCTGGGGGATGTGGTCCCCCGCGTGGACCGGCGCGCCGAAGGCCACGGTCACCTGGTCGAGGTCCGCGTACGGGCTGCCGCCGACGCCGGAGGTGTCGAGCGTGCCGGTGACCAGCAGCGCCCGCTCGTGATCGCTCATGCTCATGTGACTCACGCCTTGAAGAGAGGTTCGACGACGACTCGGAGGGGCTTGTCGACGGCCTTGTAGGACTCGTCGGCCTCGTCCCACACGTTGACCACGCGGACGGCGGACAGGGGCGCCTCGTCCTCCGGCTGGCGCTCCTTGACCGTGCCGAGGACGCGCAGCAGCTCCGGGTCGGCCGAGATGTCGTCGTCGATGACCAGCGTGCCGTTGCGCACAGCACGGACGAACGGCGCCAGCAGCGCCGTGTCGCGACTCACGAACTGGACGTCGCCACCGGCCTCGTCACCGTGGGGCTCGAAGCGCAGGTACGACTTCGGCTTGTCCGGGTCCGGAGTTACGACCGTGACATTCTTCGCCGGGTTGGACACCTGGAGCTGCTGGACAGGCATGATGCCTCCTAGATCAAGGAGACGGGGGTTCCGTCACCCCTTGAGCCATCCAGCGGCACCCCAGACAGCACTCAACCCCCGGGAAGGGGGAACCCGGGGGTTGAGGCTCGGCGGCCGGAGAACGGAGCCGCGCAGAGGGCCCACCACAAACCCTCCTCACCCCCTAGGGATCTGAGCGGGCCAGGAGACAGTGGCTGTGGCTGAATTTCTCTTTCGAGGGAAGAATTACGGATGGTGGGGTTCCAACTACCCACGGGCTGTGGCAAGGTGAGAATATGTCACCCGCCAGACGACACACCGAGCGCACTGCCCGGCGGTGACCCTGGTCCCCCTTCGGGGGCCAGGGCTCACGAAGCCCTCGACCGCACGCCCACCGGTCCGAGAGGCATGAGCCTATGGCGGTGCCCCCGAAGTCAGTGGGCATGACGAAGGCCCCCTCCAGTCGACTTGGAGGGGGCCTTCGACGAGCGTACCGCGTACGGTCAGCTCTTGACGATCTTGGCCAGACCGCGCGGGTTGAGGATGAGCATCGACACCATCTCGTCGAACACCCAGCCCTTCCAGAAGGACTCCACGCGGTGGTTCTCCTCGACGTCCAGCGAGTACAGGACAGGGAAAACACCGAGGAACTGGGGGTCCGGCGTCAGGAACGTCTGGCCCTGCGGGATCATGATCGAGCGCTGGATCTGGAACTCGCCGAAGCTGGTGATGGTCTCACCGGCGACGACGCGGTCCTTGAACGCCCAACCAGTCTGGTTGATGTCCCACCGGTACATGTCCCGGTAGTCCATCGGGTTGATCAGGATGCGGCTGGACTGCAGCTCGTGCATGTCGGTCATGGAGACCGCGCTGTAGAGCGAGCCCGGGGTCAGGTAGCCCGAGGCCTCCGTGATCACGTGGTTCGGGGTGACCGTGTGGTCGGACCGAGTCGCGTAGTCGGAGATCGCGGCCTGCAGGATGGTGACCAGGCGGGAGTCCTCCTGCTTGAGGATCGCCTGCTTGGTCTCGTCCTGCGCCTGCTCGACGGCGTTGATCCGCAGGTAGAGCAGGTCTTCCTTGCGGATCGCCGGGCGGGAGGCGATGCGGAAGAAGCGCACCTGGATGCGCTTGCCCTCGAAGGGCGTGATCCGGACTTCGCCGTCCGTGCCGGACATGATGTACGCCTGTCCGAGGTCGTCCCAGACGTCGTACTCGACCGGCGTACCGGGGGTGCACGGGTCCTCGACCAGGACGTTTCGCGTGATGCCCTGGTAGCGGAGCTTGAGCTGGATCGGGCCGATCATGCCGACGCCGAGGCGCTTGATGCCGTTGACAGAGTCGCTGGCGACGGCCTGGAGGCGCTGGCGCTTGGCCTCGAAGGAGAGCGGCTGGTTGCCACGCTGCTCGCGCCGAGCGAGGATCTCGGCGACGTAGTCGTCCGACTTCCTGGCGGTGCGGACGTGGCCGGTGGCGGCGGGCGCTGCGGTCATGGTGAGTTGAGTCCTCTCGCTCGGCTCAGGCGCGTCAGCGCAGGCCGCCGATGGTGATCTTGGTTGCGGAGTTGACCTTGAGCAGGCGGGCGACCGGCTGCGAAGAGAGCGCGGTGGCGACCGAGCCGTTCGTGGTGAGCGCGAGCTTGCCTCGGCCAGTACCGGCGGTGATCGCGTAGACGAGCACCTCGGTGCCGTTGCCCGGGTCGGTCCACGTCTGGGTGGAGTCGAAGGCCGGGTCGAGGACCTCGAACTCCGCGTCGGCGCTCAGAATCCAGACGGAAGTGGCGTTGACGCCGACGTCGAGCAGCGGGTCGAAGCCGTCGCCGCCGACGTAGTCGCCGCACAGGCCGTAAGGGACGGCGTTCGCGGTGTTGTCGATGAGGGTCACCTGCTCGCCGCTGGTCCGCATCAGGACCATCCCCGGCCAGATGTTGACGCTCCGGTCCCACGCCGGGTCCAGGAACACCGACTTCGGGGTCGCCTGAGTCCAGGCGTACAGAGGACGCAGGGTCCTCTTGATGTGGGCCAGGTTTGCCCGCACGCGGATCATGTGTTCCGCCCTCCAGTGGGTCTCGGCTGGCCGCCGAGGGACCGGCAGGCCGTCTTCACCCCCTAGGCGCTGGGAAGGGCCTGGGAGACAGTGCCGAACGGCAAGGAATTTCTGGGGACATGCGAGAGGGCCTGGCGTAAGTGCCAGGCCCTCCGCATTCAGTGGCTCACTCGAACAGGTCGGAGAGCCCGTCGTCGCCCGCCAGCGGGGCCGCAGCGGCCGTCGCCTGGGCCGCCAGGGACGGCGCCACGCGCTCAGCGCTGCGGGCCGCGACACGGGCGCCCGAGGGCGCGGTCCGGGCGGACGCGGCCTTGACGACACCGGTCAGGACGCCGATCTCGTGGTTGATCATCGCGTCGGTGCGGTTGGTGTCCGCCTCCAGGCTCGCGGCCAGCTGCAGGTCGTCCGCGCCCGGGGTGAGCCCGGCCTGGATCTGCAGGCGCGCCAGGCGCAGGCAGGCGTGCGTACGCGACGGCGACGCCCCAGCCATCTCGCCCGTGGTCACCGGGTTGGAGTTGGACTTGTTGTCGCCCATGGTCCAGGGGAAGGCGACCTCCCAGTTGGCCGGGTTCCCCACACGGACGTCGGACTCGATCCGGGTCTCCTCCAGCGGGACCTCACCGGTGTTGACGCCGGAGACCGGGCTGGTGACGTCCTGCAGGTTGCCGTAGGGCTCGGCCGGGATGGTGCCGCCCGGGGTGAGCGCGGTGTCGGTCGCGGCCGCCGGAACGCCCTCGGTGCTGCCGCCGGTCTGCCCCGGCGAGCGCACGTCGTCGTTCGTCTCCGGGGTCGCAGCCTGCTCGGTGGTCTCCGAGGGCGCCTGCTCCGGCCCGTCCGGGATGGGCTGGGCCGGGTTGGCGATGTCGGCGGTCTTGACGGTCGCGGTCTTGGCCAGAGCGTCGACCTCGTCGGTGATACCGGCCAGGCGGGCGATCAGGGCGATCTGGCGGCCCTGCACCTCCAGCTGCGACGCCTGGACGGCCAGCTGCTTGCGCTGCTCGTCGATGACGGCCTGCTGGGCGGCCACGGCGGTCATGAGCGGTCGGCTCATACTGGGCACTCCTTCAAAGCCTGCTTCAGCTCACGACGGCTGCCGTGGGCGCGTTTTCACTGCTTCAGGTGCGGGGGAGCTGCCGGACAGCAGGCGGGGGCACAGAAGACGCGCCCTGCAGCTCTGCGGGGGTCAGCAGCTGCGCCTTGTGGCAGTTCGGGCAGACGTCTCCGGCGACGATGCCGTCGGTCGCGCCCTGCGGGTTGCCCATGTCCTGGGTCTGCGGAGGGGTGGCGTCGGCCCCGAACCCGCAGTGCGGGCACATCAGGTCCGGCACACCGTCGCTCGGCTGGCCGTCCATCGGCGTGCGCGGAGCCGCCGCCATGCCCACGCGTCGGCGGCGGGGGTCCTGCGGGTCCTCGACCTCGTCCGGCCCCTCGGGCTCCTCGCCCACGTCCCGGTTCCAGGACCAGTGCGGCGTCTCGCTCTCGTCGCCGGTGTAGTCGCCGGGGTGCGCCAGGATCGGCTCCTGCGGGGCACCCATCCCGGGACCGGCCTGGAAGGTGTCCTCGTCCTCCAGGCCTCCCTCGGGCCCCTCGGGCCCGTTGAGGCGAGGCATGTCGGGGCCTGGGGTGAACGGGTCGCCCATGCGGTCCCTGGCGCGGCCGGGCAGCTCGCGCGGACCCACCTGGCCACCCTGCTCGGGCTCGGCCATCTGCATCTGCGGCTGGACGTTGACGTTCCCGTCGGGGTCGATCTCGTCCGGCTGGATCATGCCGTCGCCGTTGCGGTCGGAGAAGGTCGGAGCGCCCTGCATGGTGCCGTCGAGGGTCTGGTCTCCCCACGGGGACGGCGGCAGGCCGTTCTCGTCGAGCTGCTCGGGGTCGACCATCAGCGGGTCGTTCGGGTCGGCCTGTCCCGCGTCCAGGGGTTCCTGCCCCTCGTCGCCGGGCAGTTCGTCGTCCTGCTGCTCCAGCTGGTCCTCGCCCTGCGGCATCGCGTCGCCGTCGCCGTTGACGCGCTGCAGCTCGCCGTTGTCGTCGACCAACGACGGGTCGACGATCTGCTTGCGCAGGTCGAGGGTCTTGGCCCGGTCCAGGTCCGGGTCGCGGAACTGCTCCGGAGGGTTGATGAACCCGCAGATCTGGCACTGAATGCCGTCGAAGGTGTCCTTGTCACCACAGACCGGGCAGTTCTCCTCGCGGAGCGTGTCGACGTCGGCAGGGGCCTTGATCTCCCCGTACGCCTCGACACGGATCGTGCCGTCGTCGTTGATGAACGTGGCGTCAATCACCCTGGCCACGTGGGAGTTGCCCTGCTCCTTCAGTTCCGGCGTGTGCTCGGCGGCGAAGTCCTTCCAGTGGCCCTTGATGTTCTCCTCGGACTTCTTGCGGCCCTGACCGGCGGAGCGCGCGACCGCGCGTGCGTTGGCCGCGTCCTCGTCGGCGTTGAGCCGCTGGCGCACCAGCCAGGTCACGGCCTGCACCTGGTGCGGAGCGATCGGCTTGCCCTCGCGCTCGGAGATGGCGGCGGCCGCGTTCCGGTAGGCGTTGGCAGCGTGCTCGTAGTAGTGGCGCGCGTGCTTGCCGCCGGTGCCCGGGAAGCCGTTGTGGGCGTCGTTCTCGACGTCGGTGATCCGGCGCCCGGCGGCCACGGACAGGGCGTGCCGGTCGATGACCACGCGGTCGCTGTGCCGACGTTCGGCGCCGGACTTCTTCTCCTCCTCGGTCTGCGGCTCGTAGCCGCCGTGCTCGATGAGGTGCGCGAAGTCCTGTGTCTTGGGCGAGTTCAGGACCGGCTGGTGGTGCTCGCCGTCCATGATGCGCTGCGCCTTGTCGGCGTGCATGCCCATAGTGACGACGTGCGGGGGCTTGTTCGGGTCGTCCTTGGCCGGGCGGACGGCGGCCTGCCTGTGGAAGCTGTGCGCCGCGTTGAACATGTTCATCGGCCAGTTCGTGCGCGGCGAGTAGGCCGACAGGA